TTTCGGTCCCAGCCGGGGCTGAAACTTACGATCCCGCGAATTGTCGAGCCGCCCTCAGCGCTTGTATAGGGTCTCTTAACCAGGCTTCTGCCGGTTGGGGGGATACCCTTGTATCAGGCTCACTGTAAGGCTTTGTTGTTGACGGTAGCTACCTCCAATCTCCTACTAGGAGTGGTTATAGGATGTGTGATATCACAGCTCTTTATCAAGCCATCTTTACAGACGTCTCTGTCGGCTGCCCTGGAATCGGTTCAAGCTTGCCAGTTTCCCCCATTTCAAAATCCGGGGGTGCGGGCGCTACCGAAGAAAGGACAGTCCGAGAATACGCTGCGCTAGCTCTTGCTAGAAGTATCGGCAAGAAGTGCACGGACATAGTCAGCGACGATGCCGCTGAAGTGTGTCTGCTATCCTTTGTAGAGGCCAATGAATCGTGCCGAGCCTGGACTCTCCCTCGAAAGATCGGGGCGCCAAAGACGGTGCAGCACGGCTTTATCCGGAGCAATCCGGAATACGAAGGACTAAGAGCGGTATGGAACCGCGAAATGATAGAGCAGGTGAAAACGTGCTTCAATGCAACGTTTAACCGGCCCACGCCTATGTCGCTGTTGCGGGAATTTCCTGACTTCGACGGGTCAAACCCGTTCGGTTGGGATAATATTTTCCTGTGCGGTAATGTCGGCCCAGGGGCTGCGCTATCGGCGTCTGGTACGTCCTGGTACGATAAATTCTACCAGAGTACGCTGACGTATACCTCTTTTGAACTTATGGAGGCATATATCGATTCACTCCCAGTGGGAACCTTGCGTGAAATCGCTGAACAACAGCGGTATGCTGCTTTTGGTACCCTGAGAGTTAGTGGTGGCGTTTATGGAAGTGTCCCGAAGAGTTTTTCGACGGAACGTAGCATTGAGACACAGCCTTCGGTAAACATGTGGGCCCAGAAAGGGCTTGCTACCATTATCTATGCTTATCTCAACGATAAGTATGGTTTTGATCTTAGTTGGCAGCCATCTGTCAATGGTGAACTAGCTCGCCGTGGAAGTATCGACGGTTCGTTAGCTACCATAGACCTTAAGGACGCTTCAAATAGAATTCCTTTGAAGCTAATTGAGTGGCTGATCGATGGTACGCCGTTGCTTGCTAGGATGCTAACAGCACGGACGGAACAGATCACTATGCCGTGGGGGGGTGACCTTGATTTACACCTCTTCGCGAGTATGGGAAATGGTTTTACCTTCATCCTCCAAACTGCTGTGTTTCTTGCAGTGTTAGAGGCAGTATACACGTATCGTCAGGTCGAGATGGGTCGCACGCCTCGTGCGGAGCGTAACCCTTTACTTGACTTCCTGTCAAGCCCTGATTCTCAATTCGAGGATTGGGATGACTTGCAGCGAACACTCCTTAAGTTTGTGAAGCAAGATGCCATTAAAACGGCTGATCTGCCTCGTTGGGGGGTGTTTGGTGATGACATAATATGTCCCACCGAGTTTTATGACGACGTTGTTGCCACTCTAGAGTTAATAAACGCTAGGGTTAACCTCGACAAGAGCTTCTCACAAGGCTCCTTCCGTGAGTCCTGTGGTTTTGATTGGTTCCGCGGTCATCCCGTTCGCGGTGTGTACTGCAAAAGCCTAAAGACCATTCAGGACAGAGTTGTAACCTTAAACAGGCTCATCGAATGGACCGCGATAACCGGGATCGGTTTACCACATGCATGCCAACTATTATGGCGTAGCTTATCAGGGCACATTTTTACCGTGCCACTAAGCGAAAGCCATGATGCGGGCGTGCGGGTGACCTCTGATCGGCACCGCGCTAAATCGAAGAGTGAACAAGTCTTAGGCAGTGAAAAGGACTTACAGTGTAGGATACAGAGTTACATATCCTACGTCCCAGTAACTGTGAAAAGGACATTTCGCAACAACGAGCTGGCCATTTACGGCCCCGGGTTGCTCCTAAGCGTCATAAGAGGTGAAACTCGCTCAGAATTCGCTACATGCGGATCTTCCTCCGTGTGGAAGTCGAAAGGTGACAGGACATCCGTTCTGACCCAAATGTTACGCGGTCGAGACGGGGTTGCCTATGAGTCGAAATGGTGTTGGACTACCTGTTGGGACAACACACTCAATCCTTACTACAATGCCGACAAAATGGATATGGCACTGAGTCAGAATTTGGGCGCATCGCTCAGATAGTAACATCTGGCTTTTCA